CGGCGAACGCCAAATTGTCATTCTTACCTCCGAAATGTGTTTCTGTGATTAATGCTATCTTCATCTAACAGGAGGGCCTACAAACCAAGTTACTAATGAATACCTTATGCCCTTTGTTACAGGTGCAACTCTCTGCTCCATCCCCGATGTAAAAAATATTAAATCTCCTGCCTTAGCTTCTATAGGTGTAATATGACATTTTTCTTTACTATAAGTAGCAAACTCAAATCACCACCTTCAAAGTTATCATTCAATATTATAGACACACTTAATTTTCTCACATGGCCATGCATAAACTGATTATCTGGATCATCATAAGCTGATAAATGGTCACAATTACCATCTTTATGAAATGAATAAAACCCACCTTTCTTATACCGTGTGAGTTGCATAGACTCTGCTGCTTTGATAGCCAAGTTCCAACCAGCATTCCGATTGGCTTCCATCATATAAGGCCAAGTAAGATCATATATCCATTGGTCAGTGGTCCAAAAAACTTGGCTTATTCTGGTTTTGCGATCTGTTTTATAGTCACCCTTCTTACCAGTACGTCTTTCTTCATCGGTAGTACCTGTTGAAGTATCGACAGATGATTCTTCCCACTTACCCTTACCAAGATTCTTTATTTTATTACAGGTCTGTTTATCTATTGCCTGTTCAAAAATATACCATTCATTTGTAAAATATAAACTCATTTCTCTTTCTTTTTATCATCTTCGTCATCATCAGCAAAAGAATACTTATCCAAAAATTCTATATACTGAGTTTGATAATCAGCTTCATCATCATGTGGTTGCACTATAATCATATCTTGTATATTAGACCTCTTTAATATTCTATCTTTAATCTTCTGTTGCTTTTTTTCCTTTGCAATACGCCGAATAAAAGCATAATAAATGATCTGTGTAAAATATGCAAAAGGGTTCTTTGATTTTTCTGGATCAAAATTATCTATATACTGAAGGCAATTTTCTATACCATCAGAAATCATTTCTTCCTTGTATGTATAATTAATAAAGTTGGGTCGATACGACAGGTGATTAGCTATCTTTAAAATACACTCACCCAAATAATTACTAATCTGAGGTTTAGGATCACCCTCTTCCTCAGCTTCTTTTAACAATACTTTTCGTTCTACTATCGCTGCCAAAAATTTCTTATTATCCACATAATGAACTTTTTTCTTCTCTGCCACGGGGGCCTCCTTACGGAGGACCTAATGCGTAACGGGTCCCACATAATCACTAAACAAACCAATAATAACTTCACTTGCATCTTCTAAATTTTTAAGACGCCATGAAGCATTATGTTTAATGAGTGGATGATCCATCAAATACTTGTCATCAGATACAACTATTAATGGCTTTCTCAAACCAATAGCCCATCCAATTTCGATAACAGTACCATATGAGGGGCGTCTATCGTTTAACTCTTTAGGGAGATAAGCCAAGACTAGATCACATGACTCTGTATCTAACCAGTTCTTTGTAGCAATTGCACGAGGATCTGACCACATCTTATCAGTAGCTCCCTCATCAGTATATGTCATTCCTTCCTTCACCGGCTCACACCGCAACGGAGAAATGCCTACTATACCATAAGGTAACATACTAATAACATAGTCACGCCAACTTGTAGCTTCTTCCTCAGTACAACCTGCAATAGGTCCTGCCAAATATATGTACTTCTTCATCATTAATGCCTTTTGTTGTTAAGACACTTATATAATATCACATTTCCCTTATGTTGTCAAGCATTATTTTAAGTCAACTTCACCCCAATCTGCATTGTCCCACCCTTCATCTCTAGGTATATTTACAGCATGAGCTTTTACTCTTAGACCAACATCATTTATTAGTATTCTACCACTGTCTGCATAGCCCATCAACAATATATCAAACGGAATACCCAATCTTCGTAATTCGGATTCTGTTCTTTCTCTAACTGATTCTCGTCTACCTGTAATAAGAATAATACGATGGCCTTGCGCTTCCCACTTTCTCATGCGGTCATAAACACCAGGCAATAGTTCATGGTCTTTATTCACTATACCCAAATGACCTTCACCTGTATATTTTACCAACGTACCATCAATATCACATATTATAGTTTTCATTTATCCACCTTCAATATGAGGCATTACACAAACCTCATCATCTTCGTCTATCATTTTTGTATGGTCAGTATAAAGAGTACCATTGATAGCGACAACGGCTTGATCCCATTTACCACAGGGATACTCTATTTCTAATCTAATGAATAAACTTCTAATATTAGATGGGTCATACATCAACATCACTTCTTTCTTACCAGCTATAAGTGCCCATTCACCCATCAACTTTATTTTCATTTTTACCCTTGACAAGTTCTTGACATAGGTGTATAATATAAGGTGTTGTTGCTTTAATGAAGTTTAGATTTATCTAAAGGAAAAATATTAGAAGGGAGATTAGAATCCCCATCTATATCCCCTAAAGCCTCAACCAAAGATTCCATGTTATCTCGTAGTTTCATCATGGCTTCATCTTCATCAGTTGGTTCTTTAGATTCTTCTACCGATATTCTTTTACAGATGTGTTTATAATACAGAGTTACTTCAGGTGCTAGATCACCTAATGAAAGTATCTTTTCTTTTAGAATTAAAAAGGACTTATCGTGTGTAAAATTCATCCAGCGTTGTAGCCCTGTATGTTCCACAATGTGATCATTCTGTTCCACTATCTGATTTTTCACCACAGACATAGGGTACTCTACCACTAGAGCATCTTTGTACTCCTCTAGTATTTTACAGAGTACATCTTCCCCATTAACCATTTTAATGACTTTAAATGGGTTGCCTGTGTTGTATGCTGTTGGTTCCATATCCATAACTATTTATTAAGATTTTAATTTGATAGGTACTATTTCATAATCAAATTCTTGTTTAGAATAAATCTTAACTCTTTCCTCCAAATGCTTTAATGTAAAGTTCCTATTCTTATTATAACTCATATCGTCAGCAATGTCAAACAAATTACATTCTGTTTTATCTTCAGCTAAACGTAAGCCTCGACCTATGGATTGAAGTACTTTTATTTGTGATTTGTATGGGCTTGCAAAGATTATATTATGCAATCGCTTGATGTTGATGCCCATAGAGAATACTCCATAAGATGCAACTATTATAGCATTCTTTTCTTTTTCTACTAATTCTCTTGCCCTTTCTCGATCTTCAGTAGGTGTAGCCCCATAGATAAGATGTATAGTTCTATCTGTACATAATTCTTTAATGATAAGGCATAAGGGCACTAATTGTTTTTCTATATACTGAGCTAGTATAAGAGTATTACCATCTAGTGTAGCTGCCAATTTAGAAATGAATAAATTTCTTTTTCTATTGGTGGCTAAGTATTCCATTTCTTCTTGATATGTTCTTCTACTCCTCTGTTCTTTGGGATGTTGTAGAACTAAGCATTTGATATGCAAATTAGAAAGATGTTTATCCTTAACTAATTGTGATGTGGTGGTAACTTCTTTATGTTTGGCAAACAATCCCTCAAGGACTAGTTGATGAATCTCTGAACCATCTAATGTACCTGTAGTACCAATACGATATTTACAATCGTGAAGCTTAGTCATTATACCAGTAAGAGATTTGGCTTTTGCAAGATGACATTCATCTACAAAGACAGCACCAAACTGACTGAAATAATTTTTGTCTAATTTATAGATAGATTGCCAAGTAGAGATGACCACCTCTTTAGATGTATTCTTATCCGACCCTGCATAGAGTTTATGACAGTGTTCGTCGGGAAACCAGCCATAGTCAGCAAAGTCTGAGTACATCTGCTCAACTAGATTGGTAGTAGGTACAACAATTAAAACTTTTTTATGCTCTAATTTTTTTACATAATAACGAGTCAGAGCGTATATAATAAATGACTTACCGGAACCAGTAGGAGAAAGAATAAGACCTCTATGTGATTCCAAAATAGTATGTATTGCATCTATTTGATAATCTCTTGCTTTGAATTTATTTTTTTGTAGCGAACGGACAAACTTGGTGGTCATTGATTTATCCAGATTTCTTTTAGAAAAATC